ATGAACCCAGCAAGCATAATGAAAATGATGAAAGCAAAAAATACATTTACAGCAAACCACCCAAAGTTTGTATCCTTTTTACAGTATGCATTCGGCAGCGGCATTCCGGCAGACTCTGTTATTGAAATCACAGTTACAAAGCCGGGACAGGAGCCGGTTACGTCCAATATCAGGGTTTTACAGTCGGATCTCGAACTTTTGGACAGCTTGAAGGATATTAATTAGATATGTTATACCAGATTAAGGATGGGACAGTTTCGGCAGGAGGTCAGACGATTCTGTCCCATATTGATTTTTATATAAAGGAAAAAGAAAAAATAGCTGTTGTCGGCAAAAATGTTCCAAGATACATACTGAAAGTATGATCCACTACTTAGAGGATTATATGTACTGTACTAGAAAGCTGGGGCTTTATGTGCAGTTAGTAGCATAAATTATATAGGGGTTATCTAAATATATTTACCTCCTGTGATTAAGTTATATAAAGACTAAATCACAGGAGGTTTATTTTTATGATAACAGTAGAAAAACTGGAAAAAGGTACTTATTTTGATGATGCTTTTAAGATCTCATTTAGATACGATCCCACTACTGTAGCTAAGGTAAAAGAGCTGGCAGAGCGGAGATACTTACCAGAGGATAGAGCGTGGGAGATCCCAGCACATGAGCTACCAGCTCTCATAGAGAAAGTAGGGCTTAGCAATATCAAAAGTGAGGAGGCTGTAGTACAAGCTCTCAATACTAAGGAGATCGAGGATAAAAGGGAGGCTACACAGGAGAGGCTAAAGGGTATTAAGCCTGTAAGGGATTTTGATTTTAAGACAGATCCCCTCCCTCATCAGATCGAGGCTTTTAATTATGGAATGGAGAAAAACTCTTTACTTATCGGAGATGAGCAGGGCTTAGGCAAGACAAAGGAGAGTATTGATATTTGTGTAGCCAGAAAGAAAGAGCTCATTAAAACCCTTATTGTATGCGGAGTAAACTCTGTAAAATATAACTGGGAGAAAGAGATCCAGATCCACTCTAACGAGGGTTGTGTAATGGTAGACGGTAAGACAATGGATGTTAGAGTACAACAGCTAAATGACTGGTACAGGGGCTCCTCTTATTTTGGGGTTATCAATATTGAGAGCCTCAGAAATGAGAAAATACAGGATGCTCTCTATCTGGGGATTAAGGATGGATATATAGGGGCTATTATTGTGGATGAGATCCATAAGGCTAAAAACGGAGGCTCTCAACAGGGAAAAGCTCTTAGATTTTTGAAAGCTCCAGTTAAGATAGGATTATCTGGTACTCCAATGAATAAAGCGGAGGATCTGTGGAATATCCTTACATGGTTGGGAGTAGAGAGGAGATCCTTTTATAGTTTTAGAAATGCCTATTGTACTATGGGAGGTTTCGGAGGCTATAAAGTAATCGGATATAAAAACTTAGATAGCCTCAATGCTGAGTTAAATACTGTAATGCTTAGAAGAAAGAAAGAGGAGGTACTAGATCTCCCTCCTAAGCTGTACAGTACTGAGTATGTAGAACTTACCACAGCTCAGAAAAAACAGTACAGGGATATTAAAAATGGCATTGTAGCGGATATGGAGAATATCTTAGCCTCTGTTAATCCTCTTAACTGTACTCTCCGCCTCAGACAGCTTACCAGCGGTAATCCTAACTTAACAGATGATAGCCCTAAGCTGGATCGTATTAAGGAGATGCTGGAGGAGGAGATTATCCCTAACGGTCACAAGGCTATCATATTTTCTCAGTGGAGCACGATAGCTAAGGATCTGGGGATAGAGCTTAGTGAATATGATCCGATTGTAATTACAGGAGAGGTACCTCCAGAGCAGAGGCAGAGATTAGTAGACAATTTCCAGACTAACCCACACTGTAAAGTAGCTATAGGAACTATCGGAGCTATGGGTACTGGATTAACCCTAAATAAAGCTTCTTATGTATTCTTTATGGATAAAGCGTGGAATAGCGGAGATAATGCACAGGCTGAGGATAGAGCCCACAGAATAGGTACCGTAGGGGCTGTAAATGTAATCTCTATGGTGGCTAAGGGTACCATAGATGAGGCGGTAGAGGATTACCTGTTAGAAAATAAAGATCTCATTGATCGAGTAGTAGACGGTAAAGGATCTAAGCAGGATATTAAAACCATCCTTAACAAATTACTTAGCATTTAATATACAGGTGTGGTATAATAACTCAAAATGGAGGTACATAATGAGAGCGATAACAATAGATGCAGATACAGGAAAAAGAGTATACACAAGGAAAGAGGTAGCGGATCTGGTAGGAGCCTCTACTCAATCTATCCGCCTCTGGGAAGATGCTGGAGCTATTCCAGCCAGTGTAAGAGATGAGGGAGGCTATAGATACTGGTATGAGGAGGATCTGGAGGCTATAAAGGCTTATGCCTCATTACCGAGAAAAGCAAAACTTAAAAAGTAGCCCTAAGTGTGAGGAGAGTGTAACAGCTCTCCTCTTTTTTTGCCCTTAATTTTGAGGGCTATCTAAAAATTTACCGTTTGTGTGATTAGGTTAAGTATCAAAAGAAAAGGAGGTAAGCAGGATGCTTAAAATCAGTTTTACAAATGCTGAGGTATCGGATCACGGATACGGTTTAGAGGTAAATGGTAAATCCTTAGAGGATATTATCTCTACCGCCTTAGGAACTAAGATAAAAGGTAATGGCGGTTACGGATCTGGATTACCTAGCTTTAGCTCTAATAGCTGTGATGTAACGGTTACTATCAATCCACACGATAAAGAGTGTGAGATTGAAACAGAGGATAACGTGTGGCACAGCGTAGAGGAAATGGAGGCAGAAAAGAGTGAGCAGTTTCAAGAGGAAAATGCAGAGGCAGATCCAGAAAAATAATGGTACCCTCCTCCACAAAAAGGTAGTAGCTAGAAAGATGGGCTGTAAATCCGTGGAAGAGTATAACCGTAGAATGGCACGCAGAGAAAAAAATTTAAAAGAGATGGAGGATAACAAAGATGGCAAATGAGTTTACAGCAAGGGTAGCAGGTATCAGCGTAGAGCTGGGTATGAGTGTACAGAATAAGAGTGGTATCTGGTGTAAGCCTACAGTAAAGATGGATCTTAAGATTGATGGAGGTACGAACCCTCAGCAGAGAGAGGCTATCATTAAACAGGCTTTTGATGAGGTTTGTGATAACATTGAGAAAACCATCTCAGAGATGGAGTAATACTTACAGGGGGGGGGGAGAGTATCTCTCCTCTCTCCTTAACTGGAGGTAATTATGGATCACAGTTTTAATATAAATGTGGCTAAAAAGCTGGGGATAGCCTCAGCGGTAATACTAAACAATCTGTACTGGTGGATTGATAAAAACAGGGCTAACGATAAGCATTTTCACGATGGTTACTACTGGACTTATAACAGTAGAAAAGCCTTTGTAGAGCAATTTCCATACCTCACAGAGAGGCAGATAGAGTATGCACTAAGAAAGCTCATAGATGGAGGCTATGTAATTACTGGAAATTACAATAAAGCCTCCTTTGATCGTACTCTCTGGTATGCCATCACAAAAGAGGGGTATTGCATTTTACAAAATTGTGAAATGGAAGAAACAAAAGTGTTAAATGCAAACAACAGAAATGTAGAACCTATACCAGATATAAACACAGATAGTAAACCAAATAAGAAGAAAGAAAGTAAAACAGAGCCAGAGGAGAGCTTTGACGATATAATAAATTCCTTAGTGGATAATGATGATATTAAAGGTGTGTTAGTGGAATTTATCAAAATGCGTAAACTCATAAAGAAACCTCTAACAAACAGAGCTCTAAAAAATATCATCTCAAAGTTAAAAAAATTAGCTGGAGAGGATGTTGCTTTAGCAGGAGCTATACTGGATCAAAGTATTACCAATAGCTGGCAGGATATATACCCATTAAAGGATCTGAATAAAAAAGTAGGAGGAAAGCCTACAGCGGTTAGTAAAAAGTTTAGCGGTAATACCCTTAAAGATGCTGAGGGTAAGGATATTGTATTTTAGTAATCTGGAGGAGAGTGTAAAAGCTCTCCTCTAAATTTTTACCTCTTTTGTGATTAGGATTACTCAAAAGGAGGTAAAAGCGGATGAAATGCTATGCAAGTGATTATTGCCAGAAAGATAAAAGCTCCTGTAGTGATGTATGCGGAGGCTACAGAGTACTTAGAGCTTTATATAATTTAAGCAGGATCCCAGAGAGATACCGTTATACTATCGCTCTTAAGCCAGAGAATGGAGAGGATCTGGAGGCGTTTACAACACTGGATAATTATAAAAATGATGTGCTCAGTATGGTAGATGAGGGCAGAGGTTTATATATCTGGGGGAAAAGTACAGGGAATGGTAAAACCTCATGGGCTTGTAAGATTATGAGTTACTTTTTCAGAAAGATAGCTTTTAATACAGGGCTGGAAAATGAGGGGTTATATATTTTCCTCCCCACATTCTTAGAGGATCTCAGAGATAACTATGATAACAAAGATCCAGAGTTTGATGAGATACTCAGAATGATAAAAACCTGTAGGCTCCTTATAATAGACGATATAGGAGCAGAGAGGGTAACAGATTGGGTAAGGGAGAGGATGGTAAGTATTATAAATACCAGAGTATCTAATAACCTCACTACGATCTATACCAGTAACCTCTCTCCAGAGGAGCTTAGGGGCGAGTTAGGAGATCGGATAGCCAGTAGAGTATTAGGATCCTCACAGGTAGTAGAAATTACAAGCGGAGATAGGAGGGGATTATAAATGGCTAATATGATTGAGCAGAGCTTACTCTGTAAGGTATTAGATGCTCCAGATCTGGAGATACTCCACTCTAACGGAGTAATAGAGGAGATGTTTCTTACCTGTAAGGATGAGATCCATTTTATCATAGAGCATTACAACAGCTATAAGCAGATGCCAGATAAACTAACCTTTTTAGGCAGGTTCAAAGATTTTCAAATGCTGGAGGTTACAGAGAGTACAGATTACTTAGTATATAAGCTCAAAGAGGCTTATACATATACTAAGCTGGTGCCTCTGATTGAGGATACAGCAAAGGTAGTAAAAGAGGATAGTATTAAGGCTATCCAGTACCTCAAAGAGGAGATAGAAAAGCTGGAGAAATCCGTACCAGTGAGCAGGAATAAAGATGGCTATGATATTATCTCTAATGCTGGAGATCGCCTTACAGAGTATAAAAAGCGTTGTGAGGTAAAGGGGCTTATAGGTATTCCTACAGGTATCCCTAAGCTGGATGAGATTACTAATGGCTGGCTCTGGGGAGAGGATCTGGTAGTGCTCACAGGGCGTACTAACGTAGGTAAAACATGGATCGGAGAGTACTTTGCTACTATGGCGTGGAACATGGGTTATAAGATCCTTATGTACTCTGGAGAAATGAGTACCGCTATGGTTGGTTTTCGTTTTGATACTCTCAATAAGCACTTTAGCAATATGGGGCTCCTTAACGGATCTGGTACTCTGGGAAAGAAACCAGATACAGACGGAGCAAAGTACTTACAGGAGGATTATGAGAAGTACATAACACAGCTCCAGCAAAAGAGCGGATTTATCGTAGTTACTCCAGATGATTTTGAGGGGCGTAAGCCTAATGTAGATGAGATTAAGAGTTTAGCTATTAAGCATGGGGCGGATATGATTGTAATAGATCAGCTCTCTCTTATGAGTGATAAGCGTAGGGCGGATATACCTAGAATAGCTTATAACAATATCTCAGAGGATCTCTTTTTGATGAGTAAGGAGCTTAAAAAGCCTGTACTCCTTATGGCACAGGCTAACCGTGAGGCAGTTAAGAACCGTAAAAAAGGGGAGAGCCCAGAGCTCCATGATCTGGCAGAGAGTGACGGTGTAGGACAGAACGCCACAAGAGTATTATCTCTATCCGTGATAGATGGCACTCTTAAGATCAGTGTTAAGAAAAACAGATATGGTATCAATAACAAAGAGGTGCTTATGATCTGGGAAGTAAACACAGGATACCTTAAGCCTCTCCTTAGTGAAAATCCAGAGGAGAGCACAGAGGATAAAAAGGACGATAAACCAGATGGAGAAAAGGATAAAGGAGGAGAGAAAGATTATGGTTTCTAAGGGGCGGATCATCCCTGTATATCTTACAGATGAGGGAGATGTGTACCCTATTTATTTACATGAGATGGGAGAGTTAGAGATTATACAGAGGCTTGTAGCAGGTATCTTAGATAATAAAATTGTGGTAGATACTAATACCAGAATTAACTCAGAGAATGATAAAATCTCTATTTTTGATTTAAGTAAGAAAAAATAATAAAAATTTCTCTAAATGTTACCTCTTTTTCTGATTAGGTTAAGTAAATCGGAAAAGGAGGTACTTTTTTATATGACGATTACAAGTAAGGAAGTAGCGGAGATGCTGGGAAAGAGGCACGATAACCTTTTAAGAGCGATCCGCAAATATATTACACAGTTAGGAGATGAGGCTCCTAAGTATTTCTCAGAGGATCCAGATAAGGGCGGTAGATTGTACCACATTACTAAGGCTGGCTGTGATCTTATGGCAGGGCGTATTATCGGAGCTCAGAGTGAGGCTTTTAAGACTAAGTATGCTCCAGTGTTTGGAGAGGAGGATCCTGTAGAGGTGGTAGAGGAAAAGCAGGATGAGCCACAGGAGAAAGCCTACACCGTAGAGGAGGTAGCTCAGATCTTAGGCTGTAGTGAGAGAAATGTTTATAGAAATATCCAGAGCGGAAAGCTGGAGGCGGTAGAGCGTGAGGTAATGATCCCTACTCTTAAGAAATTTGTAACGGAGGAGGCTCTGGAAAAATATAAAGCAGGGAGGGCTAGTTAATGAATTACTTTGAAATGAAATGGAGGCTCTCCGCTTGCAGAATACAGGCAGGATATTCACAGGCAGAGGTAGCAGAGATCTTAGGCTGTAGTGATAAGACCATTGTGAGCTGGGAAACAGGTAAGACAGCTCCTAAGATGGAGAAAGCACAGGAGCTTAGCGATCTGTACGGTATCCCTCTGGCTTATATGGATTTTTCAAAGGCTGGAAACTCTACACCTCTTAGAGAGCGTGAGAGTGAGCCACAGATCCCAGCTTTTTAATTTATAGGAGGAAAAAAAGATGATTAAAGGACAGTTTGCAAAAAATTTACACAAAGCAGTTTCAGAGAGAGGGATTAAGCAGGTAGAGCTTGCTAAGGTGCTGGAGGTACCGCCTACTACAGTAAATGGGTGGATGAGAGGAGCCCATTTACCAGACATTGAGAAGTTAATGGAAATTTGTGATTATTTGGAAATGCCTGTAGGAGAGATGTTAGGAGATCATAGACATATTAACGATTTAGACGAGGTTAAGCATCTTATGGATGTATCGCTTAAACAGAAAGCCTATATTGAAAATTTAGAGGCGGAGCTTAATGAGTGTAAAATGTTAAATAATCAGCTTATGAGCGATCTGGATGCAGATGAGGGGCTTGCAGAAATTTGTGTGAATGAGTTTATTGCAGATACCATAAAGGCTGTAAAAGACGCTGGCGTAAAGAAGATTACGGTTGAGTTTTGATAAAGAAAAAGAGCCAGCTTTTGCAGGCTGGCTCCATCCAGAGGATTACTCCTCTTTAAGATTTTGTAGCTCATTGATGCGTTGAGCTAATCCCTTAAGTAGCTCCAGATCCTTATCTGATAGTGAGATAGATAGCTTAAATAAATCGTATAGAGATGGCTTACTCTCTAAGATCTTTGAGATTAAAGCAGGATCAGTAGAAAACTTTTCCTGTGAGAAAATCTCTGGATCTCTTAGGAGATCCGTAGCATCTATCCCTAGATAAGTTGCTACAGCCTCAATCCTATCCATTCTAGGAGTGTTCTTTCCAGTACACCATTGAGAAACTGTAGAGGAGCTGTAGTGGAGATCGTTGATTAGATCTTGCTGAGTTTTACCTTTTACCGCTAGGTAGTAGGTAAGTGCTTTAGCAAATGTACTCATTGTTTTTACACCTCCTCTCCTTTGAGGGATAAGTTAATTATACAGTATTACAGAGAAAAAGTAAAGTAAAACAGAGATAAAACTCTGTAAAACAGAAAATTAGGTATTGACATCTCTGTAAAACAGGATTATATTATAATTGTTCTCTGAGAAACAGAGAGAACACAGAGGGGGTACTCCCCTCATATATTTTTGCTATTAATCTCTATTAAACAGAGAATGATATACAATAAAACAGAGATAAAGGAGGTACAAGCTAATGAATTTAGCGGAGTTAAAGGAGGCTTATAAAGCCAGAAAGCTAGCCTTAGACAGTGCAAAGAAAGAGGAGGAGAAATACAAGGCACTCCTTAAGGATGCGATGTTAGAGGCTGGAGAAAGTGATTACACGGATGAGGCTGGATACCGCTTTGAGCGAATTGTGCAGGAGCGTAAGAGCATGGATGAGGAAAAGCTCTTAGCAGAACTCCATGAGAGAAACCTTACTAGCTGTATCGCAACTAAGGAGGTTGTAGATGAGGATGCAACTCTTAAGGCGGTAGAGGCTGGAGAGTTGCCACAGGAAGTATTAGCAGATGCCTTAAAGGTAACAGAGGTAGTAATGCTTAAGCTCACAGCTCCTAAAAAGGCTAAGGCTAAAAAGTGATAACGATCTGGAAAACTCCAATAGTAGCCACAGTAGAGCAGGTACTTAAGGATCTTAAGCTCCAGCTCTACGGAGCAGGGCTACTTAAGGAGATTAAAAACACAGGATCGGATCTTATGTGTACTTGCCCTTTTCACGCAAACGGTAAGGAGCATAACCCATCTTGCGGAGTGCTCCTACAGCAAAAGGTAACAAAGGATAAGACCTACGAGGCTGGTACGGTGCATTGCTACACCTGTGGATACACAGCGGATCTACCTCAGTTTGTAGCGGATCTGTTAGGGCTGAGTAGCCCAGTAGAGGGCTTTAAGTGGCTGGTAAATCAGTACAACTACCAGACGGAGGAGAGAGAGCTCCCAGATCTGGATATGTACAGAGGATCCACAGCTAAATCCTCAGTACTGGAGGAGAGCTTAGTAAAGCAGTACACACAGAACCTCCTACAGAGTGAGGAGGCGTGTAGGTACTTACATAAAAGGCGGATAGCTAACTGGGTGTTAGAGGCTTATGAGCTGGGGTTTGATCCAGAGGATAAAACAGTACTTTTCCCTGTAAGGGGCATGGATGGGAAAGTGATCTTTTACAAGGGCAGGAGCATAGCTGGAAAGCATTTTTATAACGCAAAAGAGGTAGATAAAACCTCCGTAGTGTTTGGGCTCTGGGAGATCCTAAACGGATCTTTTAGCTGGGGTACATCGGATCAGATAGAGGAGGTTTGGATTACAGAGAGTGAGATAGATGCTCTCAGCCTTATCTCTTATGGAGTACCAGCGGTAGCCATCATGGGATCACATATCTCAGAGGATCAGTGTAAAGAGCTGGAGCGTACACCTTTTAGGCGGTTTGTACTTGCCACAGATAACGATGATGCAGGGAGAAAAGGAGCCTCCCAGATCAAGAGGTTACTGATACCTAAAGGTTTTCGGTTTATCAACCTCAAATGGCATACGAGCCTAAAGGATATTAACGATCTTGTCAAAGAGTACGGAGATGGCTGGAAAGACCATCTCACAGGATATTAAAGGAGGAAAACAGGATGAGTAAAGGATTTATTACAGGAACAAATGAGGAACTTATTAAAGCGTACAAAGAGAGTAGAGATGAGAGCTATCTTAAAGAGCTCATAGAGGCTAACAAGGGGCTTATTAACCTTTTGGTATCTCCTTATTTAACCTCTATCCCTAATTCTGAGTTAGAGGATCTTACAAGTGAGAGCTATATACCGATGCTTAGAGCTATAGAGGATTACGATCCAGAGCAGGGAGTAGCTTTTTCAACTCTCCTTAAGGTTTATGTACGCCAGCACCTTAACCGTTTATACAACGAGGCTACACGCCAGAAAAGATTTACAGGTACCACTCCAGATAGCTTAGATCGGTTATCTGAGATCAATAAAGAGGGCGGTACAGAAACAGATAGCACCTTTGAGGTAGAGTGTAAGGATTTTAGCTCTGTAGAGTTTATGGATCTCTTAGATAGCTTACAGCTCAATGATAAGGAGCAGGTAGCGGTAAATATCCTCATGGCTGGAGGAGCTAAGGGAGAGATTGCTAAGGCTCTCAATATTACTAATGCTACCGTAAGCTGGCATATCAAGAACCTCAAAAAGAAATTTATTTTAGCTGGTTATCAATATGCTGTCTAAATAATCTGGGTGGATGTGATTAAGTTATTTATCACGAAAAGCAAGGAGGTAAGCGGTATGAGTAGTTTAAGAACCCTGTTAGCCATCTTAAAAGGGGAGGCTGTAGTGCTTACTAAAAAGAGTGAGCATAAGGCGGATGTGCTGGTAGGAAAGAATGTGGATAAGCGTTTTGCTATCAACAGCATGGTAGGAGCTGTAAAGGCTTTGATGCTGTAGTTATAGAAAAAAAAATAATCAAGGAAAAACAGGAGGATACAGAAATGGGATTACAGGATCTTATTAACAAGTATGACAATGGAGGATTTTCTAAAACAGGCTGGTTTCAGTTAAAGGATGATGGAGATACAGCTACAGTAAGATTACTCCACAAAGGAGAGGTAGGAGTAAAGGATGGAGAAACAGATTATGATTTTCCCATCTATGAAGTACACAAGTTAGATGTAGACGGTAGTGGTAGAGATCGTACTTGCCTCTGTAAGGGAGAGAGCTGTGAGTTTTGTAAGAGCGGTAATAAGCCTCAGCTTAGAATGTTCTTACAGATGATTAACAAGGATGAGAAAGATAAGGATAAGCAGGTACAGCTCTGGGAGAGAGGCTTAACAGACATTAAGAACCTTATTGGCTTAGCTGGAGAGTACGGAGATCTCACTAAGAGAGATATTAAGATTAAGAGATCTGGAGCAAAGTGTAGCCTTAAGACTACATACCAGTATTTCCCTAAGGATCCTAGTGAGATGGAGATCCCAGAGCCTCAGAACTTAGTAGGCTCACTTATCTTAGATCTGGATCGTGAGGATCAGATTAAGGCTATCGAGGGTAGATTACAGCTTAACAAGGGTAACAATAACGATAGTAACAATGACAGCGGAGCAGGAGCTACAAGAGTATTTTAAGGCAGGGAGGGAGGCTAAAAACCTCCCTCTTTTATTAAACAGGAGGATACAGGATGGCAAGAGAGATACAGGTAGATATGAGTAGAGAGAGCGTGGATCTGGAGGATCTTAGCAGTAGATTAGCTCATAAAAAGGTATGTAATATAAATTTGAAAAGAAACCAGAATACCTTACTTAAAGGGCTGGAGGTAATAAATGAGCTGGTAAAGAGCGGTAGGCTCCATGCTGAGGGAGAGTATGAGATTATCCGTACTCCAGAGAGGCTTAAGGAAGTAATGGAAACCTACTTAACTGGAGTAAGTGAGTATGTACTGGATGTGGAAACTACAGGACTGGATGTGTATAACGATATTTTAGTAGGTATCTGTTTATATAATCCAGATCTCCCTAGTTTCTATGTACCGTTTAATCATACGGATCTCCAGAATAAGAGAGTTGAGGGGCAAATGACAGAGGAGGAGTGTAAGGCGGTTATGCTCCCTTATCTGGCTAACGGATCCCTTAAGTGCATCAATCATAATATTAAGTTTGATGATAAAGTGGTTACTTTTCAGTGGGGGCAGAGGATCGCTAATGTATGGTGGGATACTAATATAGCTGGATGGGTACTCAATGAGAATGAGAAACACGGATTAAAACCGATGTATAACAAGTATATCCTCAATGGGGAGGGCTCAGATGAGGATTTTGGAGATCTCTTTGAGGGTATCCCATGTAACTATATCCCTATTGATATTTTTGCTATTTATGGAGCTAACGATGGTTTTAAAACATGGGCTCTGTATCAATTCCAGAAAAAGTATCTTAGAGAGGATCATCCGAGAGCAGACTACAGAAAGCTCTATCATGTGTTTAGAGATATTGAGATGCCTCTTATTGATGTTTGTATGGATATGGAGCTTAGAGGTGTAGAGATCCGTGAGGATTATGCTAAGGAGCTCTCTGTAAAATTTAATGCAGAGATGGCAGAGAAAGAAAAGCTCTGTGATGAGTATGTAGCTAAGTTTGATAAGTTTATAGAGGAAAATCCTACTCTTATGAGATTAACTAAGGGTACTAAGAAGATTAACTATAACAGCCCTCAGCAGGTGGCTTGTTTATTCTATGATATTTTCAAACTGAAAAGCGTATCCAGAAAAGAGCCGAGAGGTACAGGAGATAAGATAGTACAACAGCATAGAAATAAGGCTAAAAAGGCAGGTACTAAAAAGGGGGAGGAGTTTATCCAGTTTTTAGATAACTACCAGAGATACAAAGAGTGCGGAAAGCTCTTAGGAACTTACATAGATAAGATCCCAGAGGTTAAGTGTGCTAAGACTAATGCAGTACATACCACATATAACCAGTATGGGGCTAAAACAGGTAGATTTAGTAGCTCCGATACAGTTACTAAGATCAATCTCCAGAACATTCCTAGCCATGAGAAAAGCATCCGTAAGATCTTTAGAGCCAGAGATGGTTATAAGTTTGTAGGTGGAGATTTTAGCCAGATTGAGCCACGAGTACTCTCTTATGTATCTGGAGATGAGGCTATGCAGGAGGCATACAGAGAGGGTAAAGATCTATATGCTATCATGGGATCTAAGGTTTATGGAGTGCCTTATGAGGATTGTAGAGAGTTTTATCCAGATGGTACGGTAAACGCTGAGGGTAAACACAGGCGTACAACTATGAAAAGCGTACTTTTAGGTATTATGTACGAGCGTGGAGCTAAAGCCATCGGAGAGCAGTTTGATAAGAGTGCTGAGTGGGCTCAGAAACTTATTGATGATTTTTATAAGAGTTTTCCTAAGATCCAACAGCTCCGCCTTAAGGTAGAGAAGATGGCGGAGGAGTACGGATATGTAACTACCATACAGGGAAGAAAGAGAAGATTGCCAGAGATGCAGTTACCAGATCACGATGATTACCGCTATCAAGAGGCTCACAGGCAGAGCCTTAACGCTGTAATACAGGGATCCAGTGCGGATATTATGAAATTAGCTATGATCGCTATTTATAACGATCCTCAGTATAAGGCTCTGGATTGCCACATGGTAATAACCGTACATGATGAGTTAATTATGGAGGTACCAGAGGATCATATTAAGGAGGGAGCAGATCTCTTAGTAAACACTATGAAAAGAGTAGGACACAGCCTTATAGGTCTCCCTATGAGCGTAGATGCTGAGGTAAATGATTACTGGTATGGAGAAAACTTAGCAGATGAGTATTTAGAGGAGGAGGAGTAAGCCTATGGGATATTTTCCTTTACCAGATCTAAAGGGTAAGCCTAACAGGATCTTTGTAGATGGTAAAACTCTAAATCAGATAGCTAAGGAGAGCGGTATAAGGCTTGATACCGTACAGCATAGATATAGCAGAGGTATAAGAGATTATGAGGGCTTAACAAAGCCCTCTCATATCAGAGTAGAGCATGAAAAGGCACAGAGGAAAACCTACTCTATAATGAGTGCTGGAGAGAGAGTAATGGAGAGGATCTGGGAGCTGGATATACCTCTCCAGACTATCTCCGATAAAACAGGGATAAGCAGATCCACAATATACGCCTTTTTATATAACGGTACAGATCTTAGTAGTATGAGGCTTGCTAAGATCTGTAGCCTTTTAGGATTATCAATGGATTATGTGATGGGATTAAAGGAGAAACCAGATGGCAAAATGTAAATTCTGTGGAGCTGAGGTAACAATAGGGGAGAGATGTACCTATTGTGGCAGTAAGGCGGAGGGCTGGTACTATTCTGGAGAAGAAAAGAAACAGGAGCCTAAAAAGAAGAAAGCCTCACATGATAGAGTAAGAGATCTGTTTAATGGAAAGATCTATATTGTAAAAAAGGGAGATTGCCTTTGGAATATTGCTAAAAATTTGTATGGATCTGGAGCAGAGTATTACAGGATTGTAAGGAAAAACCATCTACAGGATCCTAACCATATAGAGGTAGGGCAAAAATTATACTATTAGGAGGATAATTATTATGAGTATGACGGAATGGGCTAAAAGAGAGGTAGAGATAGCATCTAAGAGAGAAAGAGGAGATAAGCCAGAGAGTGAGTGGGATTATGGATGTGCTTGCTATGATAGTGCTCTTAAGGCTTTTGAGAGCCTTTGTGGAGACGGTCACAGTGGTTTTAGTATAGGTATTACAAAGGGGATCCTTAACAGATTGATAGATGGAAAACCTCTTACTCCGATTGAAGATATAGAGGATATATGGAATGTATGTAGTAGAGGAGAAAATGGAGGAGTAGTTACATACCAGTGTAAGCGTATGAGTAGCCTGTTTAAGGATGTATACCCAGATGGTACAGTAAAATATCACGATAACGATAGATATTATTGTATTAAATGGGATGATCCTAATCTGTGCTGGCATAATGGGTTTATTGGTAAGATTTATAGTGAGATGTTCCCTCTTACTATGCCTTATATGCCATCTAATAAAGCGGATGTGATTGTATGTGACGAGCTCCTCACAGATCGTAAAAACGGAGATTTTGATACTTTAGCTGTATTGTATATCCAGAGATCTCACGGAGAAAAGGTAGAGGTAAACAGATATTTTAAGGAGGGAGAAAAGAGCTTTATAGAGATTTCTCCAGAGGAGTATGAGGAGCGTAAGAAGATGCACGAAAAGAGGCAGGAGCAGGAGGATAAGGCACAGGATGAAAATTCGATATAATCGTTTTGCTGTATTTCCTGTGATGTGTCACGATTGCCATAGGTATATCTGGATGGAGCCTTATAGGAGGGCTGATGTGTGGCATAACTGGTTAGATAGATATGTAAAGAAAACTATCTGTAATGAGTGCCTTAAAAAGTATGATGTAGGAGGTAAACAGTGAGATATAAAGTATATGATGAGGAAGATAAGAAAGAGAGAACTCTGGAGGAGTGCGTAACTCCTTTGGAGGTAGGATCTGTCAGGAGAGTGCAGGTTAAAAAGGGAGATACCAGAGAGGTACATCATTTTAGAGTATTGGAGGAGTTAAAGAGTGTTTAGTACAGAAAATTTACAGGTAGGAGATAAGGTTAAAGTGATTTGTCATAGTGGGGCAAAGAGCATAAATACTTATTATGGAGAGGTTATAAAGAAAACTCCTAAAGGAAAAGTAGATGTTAAGTATACTTTAGAGATTGTTAATAGATTTGATACCTCTGGGCGTGATGTAAATTCTCCGTATTGTGGAAATCATTATGTAGAAATTGAAAATATGTAAATAAGTATCTAAGGAAACCTCCTTTATGTGATTAGGATCGATCAAAACATAAAGGAGGTTTTTCTATTGAAAGTAGATATTTTTAACACAGAAAACAAGTATAAGATAATCTATGCAGATCCAGCATGGTTATACAGGGATAAGGCGGTAGCAGGGGGTAGAGGAGCTGGATGCCATTACACAGTAACCAGCTTAGAGGATATAAAGGCTCTCCCTGTGGAAAAGCTGGCAGATGATGATAGTGTGCTTTTTATGTGGGTTACGATGCCGTTTTTAGAGGAGGCTTTTGATGTAATGAGATCATGGGGATTTGAGTATAAAACCTGTGCTTTTACATGGATAAAGCAGAATAAGAAAGCAGATACTCTCTTTTGGGGTATGGGTAACTGGACTAGAGCTAATGCGGAGCTATGTTTATTAGGTGTAAGAGGAAAGCCTAAGAGAATGGATGCAGGAGTACACAGTGTAATTATGAGCCATATAGAGGAGCATAGTAAGAAACCAGCGGAAACGAGAGATAGAATTGTAAAGTTAATGGCAGGGGGGGGCTACCTAAAATAGAGCTCTTTGCAAGGCAGAGTATAGATGGCTGGGATTGCTGGGGAAATGAGGTATAAGAATTGTAGGAGGTGTAAAAAGCCTCCTCTTTTTTTTATCTAAAAATACTTACCGTTTGTGATTAGGTTACTTATCAATCAAAACAGGAGGATCAAGGATGGTAAGACAGATTAAAAGAAAATGGAGAAGATTTTACAGAACTCATAGAGAGGGTTGTGAGTTGGTAGGAGATTTTATTGGAGCTGTAAGTATTTTTGTATTTTTATTTGAGCTCTATATCATCGGAGTTATGTTAGGAGGTCACTAATGGGAAATGTAATTTTAGGGCTTTTGTTAGTCGGCTACATAGTGGTTACTATCGTAAATCTGGTAATTGAGGTAAAGAGAGATAAAGAAACCAGACCTCTAAGGATAAGAGAAAGCAGATCCCAGATGTATTTAGCTTTTGAGCTTGCCAGATTTAATAAAAATATTGAAAAAGCCAGAGAGGAGGCGGAAAAGTAATGGGATTAAAGAGCTTAATAGCAGTAGCACAAGGAAAAAATGCAGAGAGCGTATCCTTTGAGGATAAATTTCTTAAAAATTATGAGGAGGCTGTAAAGGCTAAGGAGCTGGAAGAGAGGCAGGTAGCCCCATCTGAGTATATCCGCCCATCATCTATGTATGGCTGTGAGCGTATGTTATTTTTCCAGAGAGTACATGGAGGCTCCCAGAACGGAGAGCAGAGTGAGGTAAATCTTATTGAGATATGCCAAAGCGGTACAGATAGGCACTTAGACATACAGCATATAGTAGAGCGTATGGAGGGTGTAGAGTGCTTAGATCTGGAGGAAATGGTAAAAGAGGCACAGGCTAAAGGCATTAAAACAGAGTTTGTAGGCTGGAATGAGGATCATACAGAGGGCAGGTGTAAAAATGATGAGCTCTCTATCTATTTCCAGCCAGACGGAGTTATTAGATTTAATGGTAAGGATGTAATCTTAGAGATTAAAACAGAGAGTACTTACCAGTTTAGTAACCGTTATGAGCCTAAGGCGGATCATAAGTGGCAAGCTACTTGTTACGGTATGGGGCTGGGGATAGATTATATCCTTTTCTTTTATGAGGATAGAAATTTCTGTAAAAAGAAACCGTACCTCTGGAAAATAACCGATGAGATGAAACAGGCAGTACTTAACAAGATACGAACTGTAAACAATGCTTGTAAAACAGGGATCCCTCCAGAGAAAGATGATATCAAGTGTACATACTGTAGATATAAAAATGAGTGTGCTTTAGTGGATGCTGGTAAGTGGGTACATCCTAACCCTCCAGAAAAGCCTCAGACCGCTAAAAAGAGCACTAAAAAGAAAACTACAGGTAAATCTACTACTAAATCTACTACTACAAAGAAAAAAGCCTCTACAGGGCGTAAAAAGGTGGTAAAAGAGGAGGAGTAAGATATGGATAAAGATAAAGAATTTAAGTTAGAAGATGTGATAGAAATTTTGGGAGATCTTAAGGGGCATAAGGAGCATTTAGAGGAAACAAAAAAGCGGAGTGATTGGTTTTTACTTACTAAGTTAGAGTGTGAGTGCATTATTTCTCTTTTAGAAAAGGCTGTAGAGGGGGTACAGGATGGCAAGTAATAACATCGGTAAAACCTTTGAGCAGGAGTTTAAGGAGTGTGTACCTCCAGATTATTACCTGTACCGCCTAAAGGATGATACCAGCGGATTTTATGGAGTGTCTAATCCATGTGATTATATTCTTTTCAGATCTCCTTATCTCTTTCTGGTAGAGCTTAAAACCCATAAGGGAAAGAGCATACCGATAGCTAAGATCAGACCTAACCAGATACAGGGGATGGAGAAAGCTACTCAATATGAGGGAGTGTATGGAGGCTTTTTAATCAATTTTAGAGAGCTGGAGGAAACATATTACATAACCGTACAGGATGTGATCCAGTTTACTCAGACGGAGGAGAGAAAGAGTATACCTGTAGAGTGGTGCAGGGATCACGGAGTAAAGATAGAGCAGAAAAAGAAAAGAGTGAGATACAGCTATGATCTGGAGAGCTGGTTAAGGAGGTACTATGGAAAATCCGTGTAGTAATTGTGATAGTACGTCAATGGAGATGTGTTTACTTATTAGACATTGTGAGCACTTTGTAACAAAGAAATCTAAAGAGGAGAGCAGGTGTAAAGATTATGTAGGAGTTACCTGTGTAAATGGTGGATGCCCTAACGCTATGGCGGATGAGTACCCAGAGTATGGCTATGAACATTGTACCTGTGGGGAGTGTGGATATTATAAGGGCTGTGAGGATTGTGCCTTAGCAGGTACAGAGCATTGTAATAAGGCTCCTACAGGAGGAGGTAAAGATGGTACAGAGTGATAAATTAAAGAAAATCATAGCAGAGGTAAAAGAGGAGAGCTCACCTGTAATAACCCTCTCAAATGAGTTAATAGCAGATTTTAGTAAGGAGCTTGATAGTGCTATCTCAGAGCTGGATATGATTATGGAAAGCATAGGAGAAAACTCTATAGAGGATATACCAGATAGCCAGATAGAGTATTACTGTGTTAAGATCCCAGCCCTTATGTACTATGCAGGGCAGAGAGTAGAGGAGCTGGGTATGCAGGTAGATCTAGCCTCTAACGCTAAGAAAAGTGCTCAAAATGAGGCGATGGTAAAAGTATCTGGTACTGTGCAGGAGAAAAAAGCCAGAGTAGAACAGCTCACAGAGGATAAAGCCTTAGTAGAGGCTATTTACCGCAGAGCTTATAACAGCCTCAAAGTTAAGTTAGAGATGGCTGAGAAGATCTACAGCGGATTAAAGAAATCCCTCTCAAAGAGGATAGCAGAGGTAGATCTGGATAGATTTAGTAAGGATAAATATACCAGAGAGCCAGAGGATCCTATGGAGGATTAAGCCTATGGAGCGGTGGGCTTATGAGTACTTTAGGAGACAAGCTATAGAGGATAGATGTAAGCAGGAGGCACAGTGGCTAATAGATAATCCTAAGGACAGTATCCGTAAAGTGGCTAGAGAATTTTGTATCAGTAAGAGCCAGCTACATAGGGATCTTCATGAGCTCAGAAATATAGATGATGATCTCTATGTATAGTGTAGAAATATTTTAAGGAGGCATAAAAGACGATGTTTATAAGAGTTGAGGATCAGAGCGGAAACCTTACTATCTGGCTTAATGTGAACCAGATAGCAAAGATGGAGGAGAGTAGGAGCTCAGAGGAGTTAATGGGATACAGCATAACTACTGTGAATAATAAGGAGTATTATTCTCCAGATGTTAAGGCTATACAGGCTTTATTGATGCCAGTAGTTGTAATGGAGCAAGAGGGCGATATTGTAGAGGAGCTTAAAAAGCTGGATATGAGAAGAAATGTTGTGGTGGGGTGTTAGATATGGAGGAAAAGTTAGATAAGTTTTTAGCATATCTGGAGGAGAGCGGAGTAGAGATCTCTGGAGAAACAGCTTTTAAGTGTGATGATGGGATTGTACTTTTTAGCCCTAATGAGGGAGGAGGAGTAGATATAGCCATTATCAGAAATGTAATTGAGTTAAATTACAACTTAGGTATCACGGATGCAGATGTAAACCTTTTTAATACAGAGGTAGGTATTATGCAGGAGTTAGGAGGATCTGAGGATGGAGAATAATAAGCCAGTATTTTATATGTTAGTGGGATTGCCAGCCAGCGGTAAAAGCTCTGAGAGTGATAGGCTTGGAGATGTAATTGTTAGATCCTCCGATTATCTCAGAGATAAGCTCTGTGGAGATATAAACGATATGAAAAATAATGGTGCTGTGTTTACCATTTTACAGAGTTTGGTTAGGGCGGATCTATATCATGGTAAGGATGTAGTATATGATGCTACAAACTTAAAAGCGAGTTATAGAGTGGAGTTTTTGGATACTCTTAGGTTATTAAACTGTAAAAAGGTTTGTGTGTTTGTAGATACTCCTTTTGAGGTTTGTATTAAGCGTAACGAGGAAAGGGAGCGTACAGTATCTAAGGAGGCTATGGAAAGGATGAAAAGATTTTTAGAACCTCCTACTTTTGCTGAGGGCTGGGATGAGATACGAGTAGTTAAAAATTGGAATGAAAAGGAGAACAGCGATGGCGGAGATAGATAACCTCATAGCAGAGGTAAATAAGAAATACAAAACGGATATAATCCGTAAAGCATCGGATCTTAAGGGGATAGAGTTTATCCCTTATACCTCCCCTATGATGAATTACTTAACCAGAGGAGGAGTACCTATAGGGAGGATCATAGAGCTGGTAGGATTACCTCAGAGCGGTAAAACTACTACAGCTCTGGATATTATCTCTAATTTTCAAAAGAAATACAAAGATAAGTACTGTGTATATCTGGATGCAGAAAATACGATAGATAAGGAGTGGGGAGAAACTCTGGGGGTAGATTGGAGTAAGGTAATCCTCATCCAGCCAGAGAGTGAGTATGGAGAGGAGCTCTTAGATATGCTCTTAGATTACATAAGATCTGGTAAGGTAGGCTTAGCAGTATTAGATAGTGCTCCATTTATTATCCCTAAGGCAGTACAGGAAAAGGGCTTAGATGAGAAAAGCTATGGAGGCAACAGTGCTCTTATGAAAGCCTTTTGTGATAAGGCAGTACCGCTCTGTAAGAAAACTGAGTGTACTTTTCTTATGATTAACCAGCTCAGAGAAAACATAGGAAATCCGTACAAGCCTTTTAAGATCCCCTGTGGCACAGCTATAGCTCATGCGTGCTCACAGATCTTATGGTTTACAAAGGGATCCTTACTGGATGAGAAGTATAAAGAGGTAAGTAGCGGATATGCTAACCCTAGTGGTAATCTGGTAAGCGTGAAAGTGGAGAAAAATAAGGTTACTAAAAATGATCGTAGGCTCCAGACTTACACACTTAACTATAGTACAGGAGTGGATGAGATTAAGGATACCTTAGATCTGGCTATTATGCTGGGGATCATCTCACAGGCTGGGGCGTGGTTTAAGGCTACTCTTAAAGACGGTAAAGAGCAGAAAATGCAGGGATTTAACGGAGTGCAGGAGTTTTATTATAATGATCTGGAGGAGTTGGAGTATCTTAGAAAACAGGTATATGAGGCAGGGATGGTATGAGGTATACGATAAAAGAGGTTATGGATTATTGTAGCAGAAATGGGATAAGCGTTTACGAGTGCTGGGATGAGAAAGATCGTAGAAAGAAATTTTATAAGATGTTAATACCAGTATTTGAGAGCGGAGTACTGATACCAGTATCTAACAGGGAGTATATCTGTAAGAATATTAAGGAGTGTTATAACTACACTCAAACTCTCTTAGAGGATGATACTTTTAGGTTGGCGGTAAGTGCGTGGGTAAGGAGTTGGTAGAAATGAATGAAGTAGAAAAAGCCTTATCCCACAATTTAAGAGAGGTAAGAGAGAAAAAGGGTTACACTCTAAAAGATGTGGTAAAAGGTACAGGATATACAGAGGTAAGTATAAGCAGGTGGGAAACAGGTACACGGATCCCTAAGGCTACAGTACTTTATACTATGGCTAAATTCTATGGAGTATCCGTAGATAGATTTTTCTGGAAATAAGAGCAGGAGGAGGCAGTAAAAAGCCTCCTCTATTATTTTATATAGGGGATATATAAAAAGTGTTGACATTATTATATAGGGGGTGTATATTATAAGTGAGGTAAGGAACTAGATACAAACTGAAAGAGAGGTAAACAATATGAGATATAAAAACAGTGATGATAACAGATATAGAGTACAGTTTATGAGATCTACAGAGGAGCTTATGGATCAGCTTACAGTTAAAGAGTTTATCTCTTATCTGGAAGAAAACGCAGAGTTTGAAGATTACACAGTAGAGTACATTGATAAGAAATGTGTTAAGTGTAGAGCCTATGATCTCACAGAGGAAAACAGCAAGCTCCATAAGGAGTTTTTAGTAACAGAGGATGGTAGAGTATTTTACTGGAGATCCTTAATCAGTAAGATTGAGCTGGTAGATGCTGAGGAGGAAAAACAGGAGGTACAGGAAGTGGTAGTAGATTTTAGAGAGGCTAAGGAAGTAGCAAAAGAGGTAGCTAAGGAGCTCACAGAAAAGGATAGTAACTGGAAATGGAGAGTACAGGTACTTAAGAGTGAGATCCGTGTATGGTGGGGATACTTACAGTACTGTGATACAGAGGATAGCCACTTTACTATTAAGATGAGCGATAGAGAGGATGAGTGCGGAACTGATACAGATTTTATGGTAGAGAATGATCCTAAGGCGGATTACAGGATCCCTTATAAGGATTGTGTGTATAGGATGTATGGGGAGGATGATGCTAGAGCGTGGGCTAGGATGGTTATTGAGTTAGCCTCATAAATGAGTTATAATATAACCACTATATAAAAAGGTAGGTGGTTACATGATAAAGAGATTGAGCGTAATAATAGCTTTAGGTATTGCACTATCCTTATCAGCCTGTGGAAATACAGCTAAGGTAAATGAGCCCATAGAGGCGGAGAAAGTAACGGAGGCTATAGAAAGTACTCCAGAGGTAACAGAGGAGCCAGAAACAGCTACAGAGGAGGCGGAGGAGCTATCTGTAATCTATGCAGACGATGAGGAGATCAATTTATATCTGAATAGGTATAATGAGGTTAATGTGGGGCAGGAGATAACAGCGGATCAGTTTGAGCCCTATAAGCATCATGGTAGTGTACATAAAAATCAGATAAAACTCAAAACAGAGGAAACTACTATATCAGCTACAGGAACTAAGGTAACAGTATACTTAGAGTGTAAGGATCTGGAGCAGTATAAGGAGGCGTTTCTGAGATTTGTAAAGCCTTTTAGTGATACCGATATAGAGAAATGTTGGGAGCAGGTTTTAGCGGATGATACAAGGGTTATAGAGTTTGACGGATTTAGTACAGAAACCAGTAAATTTAATGGAAATATAGAGTATATGAGTATCTATGGATCTATAGAGTAGGAGGCGGATTATATGAAAATCGGAGTAAGAAAACCTAGCCTTAAAAAGGCTATCAAAGCAAGTACTACAGGTAAGGCTAAAAGAGCGGTAAAGAAAGCAGTCAATCCTCTGTATGGTAAAAAGGGTGTAGGGCTGGCAAAGAGCCCTAAGAGGGCTGTAAAAAATGCTGTATATAAGAAAACTACAGTAGGAGTAAAAGATTTACTCAAATAGGAGGGCTTAATGGATGAGCGTATAAAAGAGCTGATAGATTATATAAAAATGCTACAGGTAGCATTAGAGTGTAGCACAGATCCAGAGGATATAGAGGCAGATAATCTAATGGATGCTATCTGGGAGAGTAAGATGGAATTAAAAGAGCTGGGATATGCTGGCTGGGAGGATTTATAGGAGGTATATATGGATAATGAAAAGCAGAAACAGGAGGTAATAGACTTTCTGGAGAGTACCTATACAGGGGCTAAAATGATGGGAGATGATGAGGTAATGCTAAGAGCCTCCAGAGCACTCTTAGCATTTAAGGCAGATGTGCATAAGGATATTTTCATAGAGGAGAATGTGCTGGAGTTTTAATACCAGAAAGAGAGAGGATCTTAGGATCCTCTTTTTTTTTATTCTAAAAATACTTACCGATTGTGATTAAGTTAAGTATCTGAAAAAGAGAGGAGGATCCGATGAGGAGAGAAGATTTAGAGGAGCGTTTGGATACTGAGGTAACAGTTACGCTTTTTGATGGAAGTGAGTACACAGGAGTACTTAGACAGTGCGGAACAGATTATGTAAGAGATAATGATAATTTATTTCTGGTAGGTAGAAAGTATTACTTTGTAGAGATGGATTATGGTATTTCCTGTATTTTTAGATGTTCCCATGTAAAAATATGCAAGTATGCAGGAGGAGCAGGATGATAAAAGCTAGATACATAGGGGTAGAGTGTGAGCTCCAGAGTGGTAAGGTGTATCCGATTAAAACCAGATGCACAGGAAATAAACTGGTGGTATCGGTAAGAGCTTATAAGTTTGAGTATAACTCTCTGGAGGAGTTTCTTAAGCGGTGGAAAGTAGAGGCGGTATATCATGGGTAGAGCTGAGAGGCGTAGGCTTGAAAAGCAGAAAGGTAAGCAGGTAAAAACCTATAATCTAACCAGATCACAGCTCCATAATGCAGTAAGGCAGGTAACAGAGGAAGATCTTAAGAGGATCAAACAAGAGGCTATGGAGGATGCCATAAATACAGCTATGACATTACTCTTAGTACTCCCTATGGAGGTGCTCATGGATCATTACTGGAAAAAGACCTATGCAAAGAAGATACCAGAGTTTACAGAGCTGGTATTACAGTACTATGAACGCTGGCAAAATGGAGAGCTAGATATGGATGAGATGAAAAAGGATCTCTGGGAGTATGGCGGAGTGAGATTAGAAGAAAGAGAGGCAGAATAATATGAGTTTAAGAGTAAAAGCAGGTATTGATTTAGAGGAACTTAAAAAGTACGGATTTAAGACAGGTAAAGAGTGGGCGGATGCTGGAGAGCGTTGTTTAGAGGGTATCGGCTATAAGTATCAGCATGAATGGTACCATAAGTTTTTAATGGATGCAGATGAGCCTAGCAAGATTGCTTATATTGCAGAGGATTATGATATTCCATGTGTACAGATCTCAGTAAGGACAGAGCACAGAGATTTGTATGTAGATGTAGCAGTAGAGGGTACTTATCATGTAGGAGGATCAGAGATGGATATTGTAACAGATACTATCTATGAGCTTACACAGGCTGGAATACTGGAGGTAGTACCAGAAGAAAGCGAGGGTAAATAATATGGCTATCAGAAATATGCTACACATGAGCCAGTTAAAGGCGTTTGAGGAGTTTCTGGAAAGTAAGGGCTATTTGATTATACCTACAGTAGGAGCGTATGAGGTACTTAGAGCCAGAAAACCTAAGGAGAATATGGTAATTGTGTATAGAAAAGGCGGAGCTAAGGAGCATTTATCTATTATGGATAAAGATTTTTATTTATTAAATGAGTTTTTGAGAACTAGGGAGGCAGTAGTAAGTAAATGAAAAAGAAAATTAAGGATTGTACATTTAAGGAGTTTACAGGGTGGGCTAACGCTAGAGCCTGTGATGGTAGATGGAGTATGCTGGATGCTATGAATAGTATAAGTGTAATTAGTATGGTATATGAGGTAAAGCCTCTTTTCTTTAGAGGCAGGGTTAGGGAGGCTTTATGGAGAAAACTTAGGGATCAGTATTTAAACATGGAGGCAGAGATAGAGATTGAAAGATAGTACAAGAGCTAAGAGCTCAAAACAGGAAAAGCGTATAGCTAAGGCTATAGGAGGTAGGCAGGTAGTAGGATCTGGATCTACTCCATTCTTAAAAGGGGATGTAATAGCAGGAGATCTATTTATAGAGGCAAAAACAAAGATGAACCCTAGCCAGAGTATTACAGTAAAAAAGAGCTGGATAGATAAGGCTAAGGAGCAGAGCTTAGCTATGAGAAAATCCGATTATGCAATAGCTGTATCTTTTGGAGATCCTAAAGATTATTACCTTATTGAGGATAGTTTTATGGAGGAGCTTTTAAAGGCAAGAGAGGCAGTAAAGCAGGTACAGGAGATCCCTTTTGAGGATATTCTAAACGGAGCAGTAGGAGATATAGAGTTAGGCTGGAATAGAGCCATAGACAAAGTAAGAAGAACTATAGAGGAGGTATATGAGTAATATGTGTAAAATTAGAGAGATGAACTTAGAAACAGCTAAGTACTATGGCTATGAGGCACAGAGTAACCAGTTAGTAGAGGAGTGTGCAGAGCTCATACAGGCGGTAAATAAGTACCGCAGAGTAGAAACAGGCTTAGGACAGCCTGTAGCTGAGGATAAAAAAGCTATTGCCAGAGATAACTTAGTAGAGGAGATCGCAGATGTAGAGTTAATGCTGGAGCAGGTAAAGTATCTCCTCCAGATCCCAGAGGATGAGCTTTTAGCGGTTAAGACATTTAAGGTAAACCGTACTAGAGAAAGAATGGAAAACAGTAAATAAAATATTTTTCAAAAACTATCTAAATTTTCCTCATATTGAGGATTAAGTTATTTATCAATAAAAATAACACACATAGAAAAGGAGAAAAATCTATGAAAGCATTTAAAGGATTTAACAAGGATCTTACCTGTAGAGGTTATCAGTATGAGGAGGGTAAGGAATTTCACACAGAAAGAGCGGAGTGCTGTGATACAGGTTTTCACGCTTGCGAGTATCCGTTAGATTGTTTCGGATATTATGATCCAGCACATAGCGTATTCCATGAGGTAGAGTTATCTGGAGAGATGGATAAGAGCGGAGATAATACTAAAGTATGTGCTACTGATATTAAGATCGGAGCTAGATTATCTATTGCAGGACTTGTAAAGATGGCTATTGATTTTACTATGAGTAAGGTAAACAAAGAGGCAGGATCAGACGAGCGACACGGTTTTGCATCTGCTACAGGGAATTGTGGAGCCTCATCTGCTACAGGGTATAAAGGAGCCTCATCTGCTACAGGGGATTATGGAGCCTCATCTGCTACAGGGGATTATGGAGCCTCATCTGCTACAGGGGATTATGGAGCCTCATCTGCTACAGGG